GAGCCACCAAATGGAGTGCGTCTACCTTCCCAGGTCCAACCGCTATGTTTTGATCTTAAAATGCTCATAATTTTGCCTCTACAATTCTGTAGCGTTCCTTAAACCCATACCGTGTCCACAATCTTGCAATTGCTTCTCTAGCGGCACCTTGTATTTTAGTAGCCCCATACGCCTTAAGTAAATCAGAAAATTGCTTATATGTATCCGGATTACTTATTAATTTACCACCCATTGCTATAACAAATGCCACTCTGTCATTTGGCATGTTAAAAAAATTTATTGCCGATGCCCCATGAATCTTGTTTTCTTCATCTGCTGCAACTACTAGCAACCAATCACCCCTAGCCAAATACCCTTTAGCTTGCTCAACCGTATAGTCGTCTTCGCCCCATTTCAATGCTTCTGCTAAGAACCCTTCAACCAACGGCCAAGTCTGGTGAAAATGAGTTATGTTGACTGGCTGAACGGTTAAATTCATGCAGGCATATATCTGTCGGCTTTAACTGCGGGAGCTTGTTTCTTCTTACCAGTTCTAGCTTTGCGGATCTTGTCCATCATGGCGTATAGCTTTCTAGCACCAGCATCGGTAGAGCCGTTACCTAAGTGACTAACCACGTCGGCTGGGACTACAAATTCCCCATCAGCAAGACGGGCGGGTTGTTTGTTACCGATAGAAGCAGGAATAGAATCAGACATACCATCACCAGGACCTTTAAGCATTCTGCCGCCATCTGAGTACCCTCCTAAGCTAGACATAACGCCGCCTTTAGCGGCTTCTTCAATATTACCTAATGGTTGCGCTATTGCTTTTAATGCGGGTAAACCCTTAATATTAGCTTTCTTTTGTCTTTCATTTAAACGAGTCAAAGCCGCTGTAAACGAATCTTGGTTACGGGTTGTTGGGTTGTCGTCTCTATATAAACCAGGATCACCTTTGGGTAGCCTAGCTGGTCCGCCAGCATTCATTAGCATGGGGTTAGACCGCTCATAGGCAGGGGCATCCGTAACTAATTCAGCACTTACTGGGCGCTGGGTAGGGGTAGCATATTGGGTCTTATCAATCATCCCCATGGGATATAGGCCGCCTTGCGGGTTCATAGCCGTGTTCATTTGGCTCATACGCTCTACAGGACCACCAGCTTGGTAGGACTGCATAATTCCACCTTCAGCTGCGTAACGGGCACTGTAATATGGGTTAGGTCTTGGCGGTTCGTAGGCTTGGAAATTAGGTGAAATACGGCGTAATGGGCTCTTGTATTCATCTCCTGGAAGATTTTGTTTCTCGTCTTCTAGTAGACCAAGCACTGGCAATGCTTGAACCCCTGCTTTCCCATAACTGCCTAAACCACTGTAAAAAGTGTCTGGTTTTAAACCTATTGTTCTTGCTGCACCACCTCGAGCCTGAGCTTCTTGGTCAAATAAACTTTGCATAGAGGGGCTTGGTATATTAGATTGTTGAAACCCTGGGGCTAAACTAGCTTGTCCTGTTACTTCAGAACCAGGTAATGCAGCCGAACCTTCTGGGAATACTCCTTGACCACGAGCAATAGCGTCTAGTTCTGTTGCGGAATATCCTGGAGTTGGGGCTACACCGGGCGGTAATGTTCCAGGCGCTACCGTTGGTTGCCCAGCTAAACCAGAATACACATCAGATACATCTGGAGTAAATGATTGAGGAGCTGCGGTTGATCCAAGCGCTTGTTTAGACACTTCAGCACCAAGTTCAGTACCTGCGGTTGTGGCTACTTTTTGTGAAGTATCGGCTAAAAGATTAGGGGCGTTAAATACATTGGCGTCGGCGTAAGCTCCAAGACCGCCAGAGATACCACCACCAAGACCACCCATAAGCGCAGCTTTACCTACGTCTTTACCTTGAATAGCTGCCATACCACCACTAATAGCCGCACCAGATAAGGCTCCAGCAGCAATACCGCCAGCCATAGTAGAACCACCCAAAGCTGCAGTTAAGGTCGGCGCAGCTGCACCAGCCGTCAAATAAGTTAAACCAGCGGCAGCTACAACGGGTAGGATTTGTTCTAAAAAACCTGCTTCTGGGAGTCCCGTATCTGGGTTGATTGTCAAGGAACCACCGTGTCGCAAAGCTATAGCTTGAAGCCCCTTAACCTCGCTTGGGGTCATATGGACAAGCATTGTGTCGTTGCCACGACCTTTGCTTCTTAAATAGTGTGCTGTATGGTGCAGTCCCATATCTACCTCACGGGGTTGAATTGATTGAAGTTTATCATGTTGTCAGACAGTTGTAACCGTTACAGTACCAACTCTTCCTATTGTTTTTACACCTGTTAAGAAAATCAAGGGGTATCCAAGGGCATTTACCCAATCTAAGCCATTCCAATATATCGGATACCCAAGGCTCGTATCAAAGTAATACTGCCCAACCTGTAGATTTTCTGTGGGTCTATTTGCCGTAGTACCCGAAGCAGGTACCGTAACGCTTTGAGTAAAGTTGTCAATTTGGTTAAAGTACAGACGCAGGACATTTAATACTTGGTCTTGGTATAGCTGGCGGTACTCTACTGGCGCAATGGGTAGGTTAGGCGCTTTAGAAGGGCGAAGTGGGACTTGTGCCATTACCTACGTCCGTCATTCCTAATATCAATCCGTGGGCTACCTAGCTGCCATGCCACCCCCAGAGAATCCGACTCAATCCTAAAGGCAAGCTGGCGACCACGTAGGCGGGTATATACCTGCCCAGTAAACTCTTGGATGTTATAAACAGGGGCGTTAGTAAAGTTATCCCCACTAATTACCTCTGGATTATCCGCCGTGCCATATGGGGTTCCTGAGTTTTGACGAGGCTTAACCTTCATGGTTACGTAGGGGTTATTAACGTTTGAGCCATTGAAGTTAATGTCCGGCAGGATACGCCAAACAAAGCCAAAGTTATGCCCGTCACCGATGTCAAAGTCAGAAGACTGTATGTAAGCATTAATTGGCACAGGGGATGTGCCCGATACGTCATCTACCGCAGACTCATGGAACAGCATTCTATTGTTGTAGTCAGCAGCCATTGGATACTGACGTAAGCCGGAGTCTAGCCAAGCTGTCCGTGCCATAGAACCATAGTACCAAGTGCGCTCTAGGTAGTTATAAATCACGTACTTATCTATTACGTTTGAGTTAGTAGAGCAGTAGAACCACCATACTTCGTTGTAGCTCTCGTTACCCCCACAGAATACTTGGAAGGCTTGCTCCTTATTAATATCGTCAAAAATGTACTGCCAGAGCGAACAAGGCAGGGTCTCAACACGACCTGAGTACATATAGAACTTATCAACACCCATCCAATACGTTACGTTATTAACCGTAATCATAGAGTTTGGCGACATAATAGATATGTTATCCATGAGTATTTGAAAGCCCCAAATATAAGGAGGTCCTAGATACTGCATAGAGTAAATAGCAGAATCAGTCCATACCAAGATTTCTTGGCGGGTAGCACGGGAACCCATAATAAATGAGCCATTGGATAATCTAAATTCGCCTGATTGATTAGTTACTGCTGGCACCCATTCATAGGGATTTTCTTGGTCAGACCAACGCACCAGCATTGGGTCAAAGGTTGTATTTGCCGTTGTTGGATCATATGGGTTAGCGCCCATGCAAATAATAAAACGTTGAATTGCCGAAGCCAAAACTTGAAAGGTAGCGGTTGGAACCCTTGTACCATCATATCCAGCAGCGGTAGACTGAGTAGAGAGACGCTGTGCTCTAGTGGTTAAACCCCCAGAAATTGCACTTGGGTAAGCTTCTCCGGCTGGAATCCAATAGTAAACTGCACCACCACGAGGGGCTATAAATAGCTGCTGTCCATAGTTGTCATTAGTCCAAAGCCGTAACTGCTGACCAATGCCTGATGTAAATGCTTCGCCCCAACCATGAGTGCCCGATTCGGTATAGGCAATAACATTACCGCCGCCAGTTGTTGTAGAGGTGGCATTAGCCTGAACTGTGATGGTATATGCGTTAGCATTAGCGACTGTGGGGTAAAACAATGTATTTAAAAGCACCGCAGATACACCGCCTGTAGCCGTAGCATTAGCAAAAATAACTGCCTGTCCATTAGATAATCCATGGGCTGTTTGGGTTACTACAACAGAATTACTGCCGTTAGTTGTGGCAAAAGGGTTAGTTAAGCTAGTTGTTACCCCTGTAACAGGCCAAGGACCGGCGCCCCATCCAGTACCTAAAGTGTATGTATTTAGACCAATAGGTTGTTGATAAGAGGCTATAACTGTATTGCCGCCCCCCGTAGCATTAGCGTTTGCTGTAACCGATACTGTTATTCTATAAGCTACCGTATTAACTGTAGATGCCACTGCGTATTCTTGATTAAGAATGGTGTTTGTTATATTGGTTCCCGTTACGGTATTAGCACCTGAAAAGGTTACATAATCGCCAACGTTTGGACTGTACTGCCCATCTATTACCGTAACTGAATTTGACCCGCTAGTTACCACAAAGCAGTTATTTAACGCTGGGCTTGAAAAGTACACAACAGGGGTAACATCGTTATAGGTGCCACCCTGCTCAATATAGTACTTAATGTTTGTGCCAACGCCTAAATAGTTAGACCCTGCTAACGTAACCCAATTCCATAAAGATCGTGCTAAACCCAAAAACTGAGCATTAGCCATGCGGGTCCAGCCACCAATCTTCTCAGGAAAGCCCGAACGGAAACGCACTTTGTCGGCATCGTACCAACCACCTTCGTTGGAGTAATCTGTACCTTCTCGGTTAAGACCTGGGCGGAACTGTAATTTTTGTAATGGCATACGGGTTTACCCTAAGATAAGAACAATGCTCGTTCGTCGTTTCTACGAGTTACCAAGCCTTTTAGCACTTTACCGCCAGCGAGCGTATATTTCAAGAACTCTTCTGCCGCTTCTTCCATTTCGCCCCGAATAACCTTCTGACGGAGGGTGCTGCGCTGTAGTGTTCCCAGACCAACATTAAAGCTAAAAGATACAAGAGCATCGAAT